ATAATATATTAAAAGATTGTTATTTTTCACAGTTTTCCTTAATTGGGTATTATAAATAATTAAAATGATTGGTTGACAATATTCTAATTATTTCAATGAATTAAATATTTGACGAACCTGTATTGTTTCCCCCGCGGTTAGCCAAACAATCAATTTGTTCTTTGGTTATACAAGCACAACCCCCATTACTGCTTATATTCGAAAAAGCACAACATCTCGGATGGAAACTGTTCTCAAAATAGTAACTTTTGGATTTCGCCGAACAAGGCATAACGGGTCCCTCGTGTGTTTCATATGGCGGTTCTTGTATGGTATCCGATGGTTCGTCGTAAGAATTTTCCACACCTTCGCCCATGCGCGAATTCAAGAGTGCCATGCCTTCCCAGGTTTTAGGTCTACAAACGCACATTGTGGAACCAATAATAATTCCTAAACAAAGAAAAATAAATATACCGGTAAGAGGCATTTTAGAGCCGAATAATTTTACCATTTGATATATAAGACAGAGATATATTTTTATGTAGCGCAAAATGAATAAAACGGCAAAACTTAGTAGTGTCTTTCATTGTAGAAGACACAAGGTTCGTCCAAAAACAATTCCATACAGGCATTGTAATCATAAAAATAAACGGCATCAATGCATATTCCGCCTTTATTGGTAAAAACATGGTATAAATGTGTGGGTTTTTTATCTATTTCTTCGCCGTCCATATCGAGTGTCATTAAATTTCCCACATCCTGATCGTATATGGTAACGTTAGGTCCACCAATGAATTCAAAATACTTGTAACGGTATTTTTTGACACAATCAAGATTTCGGGCGTCGATTTTGACTATGCCCATAACGCGTTCACCAAAACGCAAGAGGTCATTTACTTCCAAATCTTTTATTTTCACTGAGCGTCCATCATCTAAATCCACTAAAGTGTCGCCGTGGAATCCGCCGTCCAAATAGCGGTGTATATCTCTCTTTGAAGCACGGCGCGGCAAATAATCCTTGGCTACTCTTTTTAATTCCACGAAATCCATGTCGCCAACTTCGTCCCAGTCCATGAATTCGTACGTGCCCGTTTTGGTAGTTACGCGGATTATTTTGCTGTCTGTATTAAAGCAGTAAACGTAAGATATCGGTAAAGTACCTAAACATACACTGTCATGGTGTTTGGATACGGGTATCCAGTTTCCGTCGCCGTCTTTCACCCTATGTGAACCTGTAACAATAACCCCATTGAAATCATACATGATTGAACATTGGGCGTTTATTTTCATGGTGGCAGTAATTGTGCTGCCGTCACTAAGTAAATCGCCACACTGAATATCGGGAACTTTTTTGTGTTTTCCGTTTTTCAACTTGAGAATAGTGTCGGGATGAAAGCAATATAACCAACCGTATGGTTGTTTATCGTTTACTTGTTTAAAATTGTCAGTATATTCATTGCCAAATTTTTGTCTGCATTCGGTTTGAGACAGACCTTCTCCCTCTTTCCAATCCGAGACAATATAATCCTCATTAAAACAGGCATTTCTGTCATTACAGTCGCTATCATTGTCCAATTTAACTGTATCCCACTTGACACAATCACCCGAGGCTTCGGGAGTCTCTAATTCCGCGGCCAAAATAGAAAAGAAATTTCTAGTATCATTACTTACAATAGTGAGTGCCGTTGCGGCGGCAGTTGTGATGAGAGCTATTACCATGAAAACTTTTGCAATGGTTAAGAACACCAGTCCAAAAAACGGTAAAAATGAAAGTCCGAAAAATACTGCGGCCAGGGCAAAGAAGGAAGCCACGGTTATCCACATGCCGGTCAAAATTTTAGATAGCAATTCACCAATAAAACCAACATAAAATTTAAAAATATCGTAGATGGTGAGAATTACTTCATATATAGCTCCCATTATGGATATGAATACATCAAGTACACTTTTAATTACCATCAAAATAATGTTCAGTATCCCCAAAAAGAAGTTTTTCAATTGCCCCAAATTAGATATAACAATGCTAATGAGTTCAATCATAGCATTAAAAAAACCTCTCATGGTGTCCAATATAAATCCAAAAATACCATTTACATTAGTGAGTTTAGCTACAATATTTTCAAAAGGCTTCAATAAATTGTCTACTACCCCGCCCTTCAGTTCAGCAACACATTCGCGGAAGTTTATTCCACTTTTGTTTATTTTTTCGAAAAATCCATCACCATAATCGTGTTTAATAAATCCTCCCAAAAACAACACCTCGGGTTTACACTTCTTTTCATCCCAATTTTCTTTATATTCATTCATGGTTAATATCATTTTAGAATAAGAGAGAACTATTCCTACAGCGATAATAATGCCAAATGCTTTTAAATATGATTTCAAAAAATAACCTGTTTCAGTGAAAGAGTTTATTTCATTTTGTTCAATATTTTTAATACCTTCCCTTGTTCTTTCCTTTAAATTGTCATTATTGTCATCCATGTTATGTTATCTTATATAACACAGCGATTTTCTTTTAATCTTCCCAGTCCCAAAATAAATGTTCTCCCACCTGTATATGATGATTTTCCGTGACTAAACAATACATAGTATAATCCCATTCTTCGGTTTTTTCTTTTGCTACACTACTTTTAGCCACGGGTAAAAATCCATCTTCTTTTTTGTCGAAAATGAGATGTGTTCCTGTCACATAAATATCTCGCTCCAATTCTTTAGAATATATTTTGTAATATGGTTTATCTTTTTCGCCTTTTATTTTTAGAGTGGCTATTACTTTTTTACCGTTTGCTAAAATCATACCGTGTTCAATATCATTAATGGCTAAGTGCGTCCCATTATTCATTTTAACGGGTGTATCTCCTCTAAAACAAGTACTTACCATATCTTCTAAATCGCGTTGTTGTTTTTTACAATCTCCAAATGTATATTCCCCAACTTTCAAAATATTCGTATTGGTAATGAAACAGTATATTACGTCGTCATAGTGTGGCGTAGGTTGTGCTTTATCGTATGCTCTTACTTCAATATAAGTTCCAGTTTTCGGGTCTTTAATGGTATGGTTTCCCGTGGCATAAATATGTTTTTGGAGTTTTTGACTGTAAATTTTGAAAAAGGGATTATCACTGGTCCCTTTTGCTTCTATTAATTCTTCGAATATAGTACCATCTTCAATAACATCACCTGCCTTCATGTCTTTTAAATATTTTATGTCACCATTTTGTAATTTAATAAGGGTGTTTCCCTTTAAACAAGCCACTCCTGGAATCTGATTTATAATTCCTTCTGCACCATCTACCATTGAACCACCCATTGAAATACCAGCATAAGTTACCGCGGTAAAAGTAGCGCCGAGTTGTCCAAATATATTTTTCAGACTTTCAAGAACAGTTTTAAAATAATGCACTACATTTCCACCTTGATTTTTAATGTCTTCAAATGCTCCCAAAAATCCTGAATTATTATCGGCAATACCCGAAGCTAATCCGCCAAATGCACCAAAAGCATTTCTTGTTCCTTCACTTACATTTTTTATTTGATTAGTTATGTCATCCAATGAAAAACTTTTGGCACCCTCTTTTTTAATACATTCATTAAATGTATCTGCCACGGTGTAAGGTACACCATTTTTGTCTTTTACTTGCCCCGCCATTACGGTATATGATGGATTACATTTTACTTCATTCCAATTAGCTTGTAACCATTCTCTACCTTGTCTATATGCCAATGATGAAAGAATGAAGATAAAGGCTACAAATATCACGATTGTGTTTATCGTTTCATTCATTATTACTAATATATTATTGTTTTATTTTTTATTGTACTGTAGCATATTGAATAATCGCTAAATCCCAACATATTGTTTACATAATGTTACATTTTTATTCTGTCCTCACACGATAAGTTACGAAATCTTGTATCTTTTCATCTCAGATCGAATTTCAAATTTCATTACCAACAATGAAGCATAAATGGTATAACAAGTACAACAAGTTCAACAACTTCAACAATCTTCAACGTCTTCAAGTCTATATTAGTGAAATATATTCGAGTAAAATCATGTATTCTTCAAATCATCAAGAACAAAGAGGTCAAGGGAAGTACGTCCGTCGTAACAATGATGGTGTCGACATGCATCGAAAGAACTCATCTCCTAACCAAGGAGTGTCTATCTTTATTCCGAATGTCTGGCATAGTTTCAATGAGAAAGCAATCAAGCGTGAATTCATCAAATGTGGCTGGGGTTTCGTCGAGCGCGTAGATGTCGTACCGAGTCGCAAAGCACAAAATCTCAACAATGTTTTCGTACACTTCCGTCCAAAATCGTGGAATATGCGTAGTCAGGATGCATGCGCTGCCTTGACCGCTTTACAGAAAAAACAAAGCGTCAAAGTGTTCTACAGTCGACATCGCTATTTCAATTGCTTTATCAGTACTTTGCCTCGCGAACAATCTTCGAACGAAGCTAATGATTCGGTGCAGGCTAAAGATACGGCGCCGACTCTCGATAACGCATCCCAAGCTAAAGCTGATGCAAAGTCTTTCGAAGATGAATTCAATGAGTCTCTCGACGAACAAGACAACTACTCAAAAGCCGTAAGTAGGAGAGATAGGCACCCTGACTCTTCTCAGAAACAAGCGAAATCATCTTCCACCTCGATCTCATATGGGCGGGCAAATCGCTCTCTTTCAAAGAGAAATGCTACTGGAATGGCTGGTTTCTTTGCAGCTGTTGAAGCTCGTAGAACTTATGAAAGTGCTTGTAAATTAGCCAAAGAACGTCGTAATGAACTTCCTCCCACATTCGAATTTCCGGGTAAAGACGCTCCCGAGAGCGTAAAGGAAACGTTCAAACGCCTAGTCTATTCTCAACTAGGAATGTAAGAAAAAGGTAAGTCTAAATGAGAAATAATATAGGTAAGGTATAGTAGGTATAGTTAATTGTAAATTAAAATAAATAAGGAACATTAGTTCTTTTTTTATTTTATGGAATTATTGTGGTGATGCATAAGCTTGAGCGGCACAATCATATTTAATCGCATCATTTGCTGCTTGTATGGTTTGATTGTCAATCGATTCTATTCCAGATAGGGGTATATTTTGATTAGCTCCACTGCATCCTGCTCCTCCTTTTTGTACTTTTTTCCCTTTTATTTTCTTTTTCCTTTTTTTACTGAATTTTTTCTTATTCTTATTATTATTTTTGAAATTAATGCTAAATACATGAGGGAATTTCATTTTACACCCTGAACTTTTAATTATCTTACTTCTAGTTCTTCTAATTCTCTTACTTCTGCTGTTCATGGTCCTTCTTCTAGTCTTATTCCTTTTGTTCCTAGTCTTATTTCTTTTTCCCCCGACTTTCCGACGTTTCATTGTTTTTTTGTTCTGTAGTTTATTCATATATTTATTACTGATATTTTTATTTCGCATATATTTATCGGCTAAAACTTTATTGCGCTTCATTTGTCCTTTAAAGTCTTCTCCAGTAAGTGTATATCCCCAGTGTAACAATACTTGTCTAAATTTCGGACGCACACTAAAATCATTCCAATTCGCACCTTCACGCATAACAGTATTACATAACCACAACCTAAAACGTCCTTTTGGTCCAGCCAAATTTTTCCATCTTTTAATTTGTCTTTCGTCGTCATCACAACGATTTCCCATATAAAAATCACAATACCATTCTACCCATCCATATGGATGTGTGGATTTTATCCAACCTTTATCTTCCCAGAATTGTAAACTCGAACCAACGCGGACACCATATTTATTTATTTTTATATCGCATTCCGAAGAAGATAAATGTTTTTCAGGTATTCCTTTCCACCAGGTAGCAGGATAATTTTTATGTCTATTTGTGTACTTTTGTTTATTAACTTTGGAATAAATTGGACGCCAATAAGTACCACCGAAAGCTCCTGCTTTAAAAATCTCACGAGGTGTCATATTTGGTGTAAAATCAGGGTAATCAGCGAACATTATTTTGCCGTTTTTTAATCTTTTGGGTTTGATTTTTTTCTTAGTTTTCGACTCTTTGGCACCACCTCCATTCTTTTTCTCGCTTTTCGAAGGACGAAAACGATAAATACGGCCTTTTCTACTTTTAGTACGTCTAGCTTTTTTAATTTCCTTGTCTTTTAATTCACCATGAGTAATGGGAGTATTTGACGTAATACGTCGTTTCGGCCTGTAAATATCACTCTTATATTTGTAACCTACTTCTCCTCGCTGGTTTACCCATTCTTCGCTGAACCATCTCGCTAAACCCTTTTTTTTAGGTCTTTTTCCGACATATGGTTGCTTATTGCCATACTTATTTTTAAACGCTTTTTTATATTTTTGTACTAATATTCCACTGCGGTATGCACTGTGTTTAGGTATATCCTTCCAGACACCTTTTTTAATTTTTTCATATAACTTTGGATCAACAGGGTCCATCTCTTATATATTCTCTCGAAAAAATGTTATTTTGAGAAAAAAATAAATATCGTGTCAATGTATAACGCTCGATATGTTGAATATGAAGAATTTGAAAAAATCCGCGATTTTTGGTTTGTACACTGTTTTGGTTGGTACTATTGTGAGTATGGCAATGAAGGGAAGTTTTGAGGTTAAATTGCCCGAGATATGTCAGGGATGGAACAAATATCATGTGATGGAGATTTGCTTGTTTTTCACGGGTATGATTGTATTCTTGACGTTTGATATGGCCATGTCGAAAATCTCTCCTTTAGCGAAAATGTTGGCTTAATTATCACTATAATTTATTTCGGTATAAGTTTAAACATTCATTTTATTAAGTTTATTATATAAAATGAACGAAGAACAACGTTTGAATTTGACACGTATGATTAAAGAATATGATGCTGATGACAACACTGAAAAAATTCGGAAACTAGCACACAGTTCCCAAATTCGCAAGGATGTTTTTAAAATGATGGATTTGAAACAAAAATATGCTCGTTTGGCACTCTCCAACAAAGAACAATTTAAAACTATTGTTTTATCACAGTGTGCTTTTTTGTATAATAACTATACTAACATTTTTAATAAACTATTGAAAGGTGAATGTAATCCACATTTGTTAATTAAATTTTGTGACGTATTGCGAAGTATTGAAGAGGGGGAAAAAGACCAACATGAAGCATCTTATGAGATTGGTAAGATATTGAAGAGTATTTATATTGATAGTAGAATAGACAGAGAAAAAAACAGTAACAATAGAGATACCAAACG